GATTACAGATTCACGGGCATTGCTTGCGCTTCACAAAGCGTGGAAGTATGACCAGATGATGAGTAAGCGTCCTGAGTTCCAAGCTAAGATTAAGAAGGCTCCTAAGATGGCCAGTCCTGGTTCAGCAGGTAGCGTAAGTTCTAAGTCGAGTGATATAAATAACGCAAAAAAGCGTCTTGCACAAACTGGAAGCGTCAGAGATGCCGCATCCCTTTTCGAGAAATTTATTTAAGGACCTATCATGGCTGCTATTACAAACACCTACACCCGCTTTGACGCAAAGGGTGTACGGGAAGATCTTTCAAACGTCATTTATCAGATCTCTCCAGAAGAGACACCATTCATGTCTAACATTGGTCGTGAGAACGTCACCAATACATTCTTTGAATGGCAAACAGATGATCTGGCCGCTGCCAGCACAACCAATGCACAGATCGAGGGCGATGACATCACCTCTTTCACAGCAGTTACAGCTACAGTTCGTTTGGGCAACTACACCCAGATTAGCCGTAAGGATGTAATCATTGCTGGTACATTGGAAGCTGTTGACAAGGCAGGACGTCGCTCCGAGCTGAGTTACCAAATGGCTAAAAAATCTGCGGAAATTAAGCGTGACATGGAGTCAACAATGTTGGCTAACCAAGCCGCTGCCGCTGGTTCTACGTCATCTGCCCGTAAATCAGGCGCTTTGTTGGCCTTCTTGAAGACCAATACTAGCGAAGGTTCTGGCGGTTCTGATCCTTCATACACTACCATCCCTGATGCAGCTCGTACTGATGCTACAACTACTAACTTGCGTTCATTCAGCGAAGCATTGCTGAAAGACGTAATTCAGAAGGTGTGGACAGAAGGTGGTTCACCATCTATCGTTATGGCTGGTCCTGTTAACAAGCAGAACTTGTCTAAGATGGCTGGTATCGCTTCTAGCCGTTTTAACATCAATGGTGGTGCTAAACCCGCTACTTTGATTGGCGCTGCAGATATTTATGTTTCCGATTTCGGCAACGTAAGTATTGTTCCCAACCGCTTCCAACGTGAGCGTGATGTTTTTGTGCTTGATCCTGAGTACGCAGCAGTTGCTTATTTGCGTCCTTTCCAGACAGTTGAACTGGCTAAGACAGGTGATGCCGAGAAGCGTATGCTCTTGTGTGAGTGGGGCTTAAAAGTCAAGAATGAGAAGGCTCATGGCGCTGTCTATGACCTGAACTCAACAATTCAGACCTAATCTGAAACAACTGGGTGGGCTAATAACCCACCCTTTTTTTATGACTACAAAAATCTTTGACATAAACTTAGAAACGGGAACCAAAAAGCTTTGGCATTACGATGCTGAAAAAGATGAGGCAACCATTCAAACAATTATTGATGCTACCGAAGTGGTAGAGTCAAACAAAGAACGATTTAATTCTTTTGATGAACGGGCTAATTGGAATGGAGATATGCACCATGTGGCATCCATTCCTATGGCTTTGTTTTATCAAATGAAAGCCGAAGGCAAACTTGATGACCAAGCTTACATGAAGCGGTGGTTAAATGACCCTGATAATCGTGCATTTCGCACAAGACCTGGAGAAGTTTAATGGATAGTAAGACCATTGGGATTTTAGTCCCAACACGGGACTTTGTTAATTCTGGATTTGCTTTTGATTTGGCTAGATTAGTTGGATTTACTGTAGGGACAACAAATCACAAAGTAGTGATTTATACTAGTTCTGGCACTTTATTGTCAGCACAACGTCAGGATTTGGCTAGAGATGCGGTAGCAGCAGAATGCACCCATACCCTGTGGTTAGATAGCGATATGAGGTTTCCAAAGGATTCCATTATTCGCTTGTTAAAGCATGATACTGGTATTGTCTGTGGAAACTATGCCAAGCGTAGATTCCCTACAGAACCGATTGCGGTGAAAAAAAATACCCCAGATATGGATGCAACATTTATCAATCGGGTATATACTGAGGACGATTCAACAGGACTTGTTGACGTAGACTACTGCGGGATGGGCGTAATGCTTGTCAAATCCGAAGTCTATAAATCTATGGAATATCCTTGGTTTGCTATCCCTTGGGTTCCCGCTGCGGAAGACTACATTGGTGAAGATGTATGGTTTTGCCGTAGAGCCGCCCAGAATGGGCATAAAACTTATGTGGATCAAGATCTTTCAAAGGAGATCTTCCATATTGGAACATTTGAGTACAAACATGAGCATACACTAGCGTGTAGGGATGTAGAAAATGGCACTTGATACTTTTGCAGGGCTTAAAGCAACAATAGCAGATTATCTCAATCGGGATGACCTGACTTCTATTATTCCTAGCTTTATTACCATTGCAGAAGCTAAATTTAACCGCAAGTTGCGTACTCGCCAAATGGTTAAACGTGCCAATGGTCAGATTGAAACGGCATTTTTTGCTTATCCTTCTGATTGGCTACAGGCCAAAGAATTCCAACTAAACACCAATCCCATTGTCAGGCTTCAGTTTGTAACTGAGGCTTACGGGGATGAGTTAAAGGCCAATAGATATGTTTCTACTGGTCAACCAGCATATTACACAATTACTGGAACTCAGTTAGAATTCATACCAACACCTGATTCAACATATTCCGCAGAGCTTACATATTATGCTAAGATTCCTGCGTTAAGTGATTCAAACACAAGCAACTGGCTCCTAGCTTATGCCCCAGACTTGTACTTGTATGGTGCGCTGTTAGAAGCTGCGCCATACTTGAAAGACGATGAACGTCTAGCCGTATGGAGTCAGATGTATGTCAACTCCTTGGGCGACATAGAAGTTGCAGATCAAAGGGCATCTGTTTCTTCTACTCCACTTGTTCGTGCCCGTTCTTTGGGGTAATAAATGTCATCTTTTACAGACTACACAGAAAATCTAGTTTTAACATTTTTGTTTACAGCTAGTACCGCTACTCGTCCTACTGCTTGGTATGTAGGATTATTTACTGCCGCACCTAGTGATACTGGTGGCGGTACAGAGGTATCTGGTAGTGGTTATGCCCGTGTGGTTACAGGAACTATCTCTGGTAGTGGAACAGCAACAACTTTTACAAATGCAGCCGCAATTGAGTTTGCCGCTGCTTCTGGTGGAAATTGGGGAACAATTGGTTGGGCAGCTATTTTTGATGCCTCAACAGGTGGAAATATGATTGCTTGGGCGCCATTGACAGTTTCTAAGGCAATTAATGACGGAGACATTTTCCGCATTCCTGCTTCTAGCTTGTCTATAACATTGGCATAACATGGCTGCTTACGGGCGTGGCGATTATAGCGGTGGAGCTTACTCCATTGGAGCGTATTTAGGTGCGCTTGCTATTGTTTCTGCGTCTACTGTAGCTATTAGCGGAGATAAGATAAAAGATGCTCAGTTTGAGATAAGCTCAACTAGCACAGTTGCTATAGGTGCAGTAAAGATTGCGAGTGCAAGTGTTGACATTGTTGATACTTCTGAAATAACAGTTGCAGGTGGAATAGATGCTGTTGGCAATGTTGACATCATTGCAACAAGTGTTTTAGACATTCAATATAACCGCAAGCGGCCTGGTGAAGTAATAATTATTGATACTTCTAGTGTTGTAATTAATGCTAGAAAGAAATGGGAAACTGAAGCAGATACATCTGAAACTTGGACTCCAATTGAAGATGTTTCAGAGTCTTGGACAACAGTTTCAGTTTAAATAAGTCTTTTAGGGGTAAAACATGGCAGATACAACCACCACAAATCTAGGCTTAACTAAGCCAGAAGTTGGCGCATCCACAGATTCATGGGGTACAAAGATCAATACTGATCTGGACTCTATTGATGCGTTGTTTGATGCTGGTCCTATCTTAAAAATTACTAAAGGTGGAACTGGCGGTGCTACCGCATCAGCCGCACGAACCGCACTTGGTTTGGCAATCAGTACAGATGTATTAGCCTACGATGCAAACTTGCAAAGCTTTGTTACTGCCTTTACATTGCCTACTGCCGACTCTACAGCAAACTATGTTTTAAAGACTAATGGCTCTGGCACGTTGGGTTTTGCTGCTCCTAGTGATGTATCACTTGCAGCAGATCAAACCTTTACAGGAACCAATACATTTTCTGGCTCAAGCTCAAAGACAGCGATTGTTCTCAACGATGCAGCAGAGGTAGCAACAGTATCAGCGACTGCGGCTACTGGAACAATTAACTATGACATTACAACTCAGTCAGTCTTGTACTACACAAGTAACGCAAGTGCTAACTGGACTGTTAACTTCAGAGCCTCTAGCGGTACTTCACTTGATACTTTAATGAGTACAGGTCAGTCAATGACTGTGGCTTTCTTGGTGACTCAGGGTGCTACTGCTTACTACAACAACGTAGTTCAAGTGGATGGTACGACTTCTGGAGTGACTACTAGATGGCTAGGTGGTGCGCCTACTGCGGGTAATGCTAGTGGTATTGATAGCATACGCTACCTCATCATAAAAACTGCAAATGCAACCTTTACAATTCTTGCTTCTGTCACACAGTTCAAGGCTTAAAAATGTGTATCTGCAAAAGATGTAATGTTGACAAGCCTTTGGATGAATTCCAAATGGACAAGCGTAGGAATAAACACTACGGCACTTGTAGGGTTTGTCGTGTCAAAGCGCAGAATGACAGAAGGCTTGCAAATATTGAGGAAAGCAGAAAGAAAACTCGTGAGTATTTGCGTGAGTGGAGGGCTAAGAATCCTGAGAAACAAGCTGCCATTAACAAGAAATATGACGAGAAAAACAGAGATAAGCGTAGTGCTTATGCTAAACAATATCGCAAAGACAATCCTGAGAAAGTCAAAGCATTGTTTGAATCTTGGGCTAAAGATAATCCTCAAAAGATTAAAGAATACGCAAAGAAAGCTACTAAGGCTTGGCATGAGCGTAATCCTGAGTATCTCAAAGAACACTACAAGGCCAACAAAGAGCGTTATGTGGCGGCTAGAGCAAGGCGTAGGGCGGCTCAGGACTCAGCTACACCAACTTGGTTAACAGCCATTGATAAAGCAATGATTCAAGAGATGTACGATGTTTCTGAAGCAAGGTATATCCAAACTGGTATAAAACACCATGTTGACCATATCGTTCCAATTAACGGCAAAGGCGTGGCTGGTATGCACGTTCCTTGGAATTTACAAGTTATAACTGCTCAAGAAAATCTGAGCAAAGGTTGGAGGTTTTAATGCCATTACAAGCAACTAGCGGTGCAGCTTCTTATGATGCCTTTGGTGGTGGTGCTGCCTCTGTTCCTCAGTACATCGAGGATGTGTTTTCAACGTACCTCTACACAGGAACGGGTACGGCAGATAACAAAATAACCAATAACATTGACCTTTCAACTAAAGGAGGAATGGTTTGGTTAAAAAGCAGATCAGGCGCTTACAACAATTACTTGACAACAAATGCTACTGCAACCAGTTCTGGTGGAGGGACAACTTGGCTCTACTCAAACACTACAGATGCTTTGCTTGGAGCTACTGGAACTGGAGTTTGCAATTTCTTTACTGATGGGTTTGACATCAATCCGACTGGTGTTGGAATAAATGGTTCTGGACAAAACTACTCCTCATGGACATTCCGAAAGCAACCAAAGTGGTTCG